ATTGGTTTAATTTCGTTATTTCTGTATTTTGCTACTGTTTTATATGGAAAATTGGTAATGTCAAAAACAACGAATGCAGAATAATCATTCCCTATTCCACGAGCAACGTCTACTGTTATTAAATAATTATTGTCTTTTTTTGAATGTTCATAAACATCAAGACCTGCATTTCTTTTTATTGGATCTTCATATACTAGATTCCTTAGTTTTGATGGGTTAATTAGGGTATTGACCGATCCTAAAAACTCACACTCAAACTCTGTTTTGAACTGTTGTTCTGAAGTGTTTGCAATAGTCTGCTCTTTCCACTTCTCATCTCTTCCAGGAACTTCAGACCAGTGAACATCAGTAGGAAGATATTCATTCTTACCTTTTTCAGAATCGTGCCACATACGGTAGAAATGATTCATACCGCGAGGGGTGGAAACTATAATGACTTTTGTACTTTGACCTGACGATATAGTAGGATAAACAGAGGCAAAGAAGTCATCAGCAATGTGATTCGGGATGAAAGCGAACTCGTCCAAAAAGATGATATTATACGATCCACCACGGACAGCAGATGCAGAAGTAGATGCGGCGATAATTTTAGATCCATTTTCTAATTCTAATGATCCTCTGTTCCATGACAGAATACCTTGTTGCATCCACTTGGGCAAATTTTCATAAGCAAGTTGCAATCTTTGAAGAAGATCTCTTGCCGTTGAGGCTTTGTTTGCCAGAATTGCAATGTTTACATTATCATTAAATACCGCATAATGCAAAAGATATGATACTACAGTAGTGCTCTTCCCAGTTTGTCTGGGCATCTTGCAAATATTAAATCTGTTCCTATGAAAATTATTTACAAGTTTTTCTTGAAAAGGATACATTTCAAATGGAACAAGTCCATGATCCAAAGAAACAATTTTAATATAATTTTTTGCAAAGTAAACTGGATCTTCTTTACAAGCATAAAACTCAAGTATTTGCTCTTTAGTCCATTGTATCTGTGTATTTGCTCTCTTTAAATTTGGGTTGGAAAGATAAGCATCACTTTGCTTTAGTTGAATGTCTTGAATGCTCATAATTAATCTTCAACATAAACGAACGAAGCGTTAGCAGCAGTCATATTGCTTGTAGACGAAATTACTGCGGTTAAAAAACTATTTGGTGGAATATGAATACCCATATCAATTAAATTAACATCAAGAGTATCTCCATTGGAAATGTGGAAAGCAGCAATTGGTGGTATTGATTGTGCTCCTAATGCAAATAATCCAGTGCTATCTTCAAAAGCATAAAGAGATGCATTAAAATCACCTTGAGTTGTCCATTTCAAATAGTTTGCAATTGTGGGGTTATAATATAAACGAATAACTGCTGGACTACCAGTAGTATTCACTGATCCAGTAAGTCTTGAAACAATAAGATCTCTTGTATTAATTTTATTCTGATAAACAAGTTTATTCTTAAGAGAAACTAGATGATATAAAGAACTCGGAGAATTCATTGAATCAGTTCTAGTTGCAGTTACAGAATAAGGAAGTCTTGTTCTTTCAACAATTCCTTCAACAGCACCAAGGAATGAAGAACCAGTACAAGTTACAACACCACTTGTAGGAGATCCCAAGTTTGCTGCTACATATCCAACTTTCAGTGATGGATTGTCTAAGTGTGGGAACTCATTTTTATTTGTATAATGTTCGTGGTGAAAGAACATCATATCCCCATTGTTGGGATTCTCAATCGCGTAACGAATCTCTCCAGCACCTAACCAACGGAAGTTAATTTGATATACATTTAATTTTGATGGATCCAAAGTAACACCAGAGTATCCAGTACCATCGAGTTTATCCAGATTGAAATCTTCTTGGAATGTCCAATACTCTGTTTGTGCTACGCCAGTTTGACTTGTTATATTTGTAAATGTTATTGTTGCATTACTAGTTGCATTAAATGTACCATTTTGTGGACCAAGAGATGTTGCTAAAAACTTTATTCTGGTCTGATCATATTCGGCAACATAACGAGCAGTAAATGCTGGTTGAGATATTAATCCTTGCACAAGAAGAGCAATATTTCCAGCAACACTGCCTGCATTCAAAGTTACATCAGTAAAAGCAGTTCCATTTAGAGTGACTGTTACATTTCCGTCCGATAACGCACTGAAAGTAAAAGTTTGAATATGTGCTTTACCACCGTTCGCACGAAGAACACCAAACTGTCCGTTGGTTGATGCATATCCAATTTGTATTGCTTGTTCTTGATTGAATAAACCTGCTCTTTGAGTAAATCCTACTGGATTGGAAGAATATGCAGCAGTAAATCTACACACTGCCCCTTGTCCAGGACGATATCTTAGGAAGTTTGTACTTCTAATGACACCATAAGAATTGGCATCTGTTCCCGCACCAACTCTAAATCTGGAATTACCATTTGTAGCGATTCCACTAGAACTAAATTTAAATGTTTCAAACTCTCTTGGATCTAACCCGTAAACTGCATCCCCTTGAATTTTTGGTGTTAATTGAATAGCAATATTCTCACCAAAAGCAGATTTAGAACAAGCACTCTCATTTAGAATATTTCCATACTCATCAGCACGGAGATAAACTTCATGAAGAGTTCGTTCTTGATTTAGATAATCTTGTGTAGACTTGTTCCATTGTGCCATAATTAATCAGTCCAAGTGAGTCTTTCTGGTTGATATCTTTGTGTATTTTTAATTCTTAAAGAACTTTGAGATTGTGCTGGATAAACATTATGAACAATTGCTCCAGGATATTCTCCTTGAAGTTGTTCCGTAAGAGAATTCTTATCTATCATAGAACCCTCTACTTCCATACGATATAATTTACCTTGCCAAACTACATCAGCAAGGAAAGATTCGGTTGCTTGCTCTGGTTGAGATCCAGAATTCATATAGAGATTTCCATTAAAATCTCCAGCAATATTGATACTTTCTGATAGAAATTGTTGAAAAGATTTCATTTTAGTTACAGTTCCAACGACGGAGTGCTTTATTAATTCTTGAATCTGGATCTCTTGCAGTCTTTGCAGAAGTCAGTTTAGACTTCATGCCTTTCATACGCCGACAGAAGTTAGCACGACGCTTTGCTCTTTTTCCTTTTGGTTTCTTTTCGGTTACCGCAGTTTGAAGTTTGGAACCTGGATTCTCACGTCGGTACGCATCAACTGCCGCCTGACTCAGACCATCAGTTTTATCTTTACGATTAACTTTTTGCCAATCTTCCGATAATCCAAAATCTGCTCTCCAATTAGAGAACTCTTCTGCTTTAACACAGTTTGGATATCTTTTTCCAAACATGGTTTTCATTCCTTTCTTTTTATAACCAGGCCAACACTTCTCATCAATTACTTCACCTTCTAGTTCATAATGTGCAACTTGAGTTTTAGTTTCTCTTTTTGCTAAAGGTAATTGTGGACCGGTCCTTTTCAAGAAAATTTCCTTTTCGTATGGATTATCCGTACTAGATCCTTTATTATAAAGTTTTTGTCTTTTTTGCAAATCTTTATGCTTTTGTGGATCAATAGGAGGAAGCATTTGCTCATCAACTCCTTGAAATTTTCCTGCTTGTTTAAGAGCAATGATTCTCTGTTTAGGGGTCATTTTATCCTTTCTGTCCATGATTTTTTTCACTGCGACATCAAATGGTTTTTTGTCGGACATTGTATTAGTATCTGCAACTTGCTCCTTCATTTCACCACTATCGACATAATCTGCAGCAGAATCTAAGTAGTCTGCTGCTTTTGTAATTTTTGATTGTACCCATGCTTCGATATTTCCTTCACCCTTCTTCATTTTTTTACGAAGTCTTTTTGCTGCTGAAATAATTGTAGAAATTTCAGAACGTGCCATTGAGTATTCGTGGTCGTAACTTTCTGGCATGTTTCCAGGGTGTGGCATAGTTGTATTAAAATCTTTTTTTGAACTAACTAATTCTGCAGGTAATGAAAACATATCCCAATATTTTGGTCCATATTTGCATTCACTTCTCAGTTCTAATTTTTCACACTTTGGGCAATATCTATCTGGTCTTTCACGAATAGGAGTATCCCAATCATAATTTAAAGATTCTGATTTATTTCCCCAGTTTGAAGCGCCAACTCTACGACATTTGACTAGTGCTCCAGATGCATATGCACTTGGCCAAACATCATATCGTGACTTTACTTTATGGTAGCAAGCATCTTTAGTTCCACTACCTTTTCCAGGTTTGTCTTTTCTTGCTTCGTTAAGTTCCATTGCTTCTTTAATTCCTGGTTCTGCCTTTACATAGTTAGGATCTTTTTTACCCTTTGCAAATGTTGGAACATTAGTTGGTGCTGCCGCTCCAGATTTTGCTTGTTGTCCTTTATCTTTTTGTCTCTTACGTCTAACTGCGGATCTGATAAGTGAAATTCCTTTTTTACCTTTTTTCTTGAGAGATCTTAATCTTGCACTACTAAAACATTTTGGAGTTTTGGTTTCGCCTGGTTCATTTGCACATGGTGATCCATCTGGTTGAACCCATCCTGGTTTTCCTCCTTTCGAACGAGAACCTTTAAACCAATGATGTAATGTTCCTTCAGAAACAGGAACGTCTTTAAACTTTTTATGCTCTTTTTTTGCAGATGCTTCCATCTTTTTTAAACGAGTATAATAATCTGGAATTTCATCCAAATGTTGAAGAGCAATTTCCATGGCCAATTTATGATCTTTAGTATGCTCATGTTCAATTGGTTCACCCATATCAAGTTGCCTTTGGATGAAAGAGACATCAAGACGATGCTTCTTTGCAATTTGTTCAACTGTCTTAAATGATTTAAATTGCTCTTTCAATTTTTTTCTACGACCTTGACAATGAGCTCTTTGTGAAAATCCTTTGGGATTGTTGCAATCAATAGATTTTTTATATTTTTCCGACCAACCCATCAGATCAAAAAGAACTACTCTTTATTATTTAGAAAACCTTGCTTCAGTAGTTTTGATAACTCTGATGTAGATCCGACAAACACTGCATTATTAGTAACATTGTTTGTCGTTTTTATATTTTCATCTTCTATATCCTTCAATTTCTTTTGAAGATCTATAAGTTTATCAGTTACATCACCAACGCTCTTTATAAGTTGTCCAGCGACCTCATAGGCCCTTGGTTGATCACTTTCAGCAGCAAGTTCCATAATTCCATCAATCGCCTCCTGACCCTTCTCAATTAAAGAATAAAGATTGGCTCTTGTATACTCATAATCTTTTTTTATATCGACTGATGATTGATCAACCGTTGTTATTTCTGTGCATTTTGGTTCTTCATAAACCTGCATTTCGCTAGATGTGTTCAACACATTATCTAGAGAGTCAAAATTTTTGGATTTCATAGAATTTAGAGATCAGTTTGTTGAACGGGACTGTAAACTTTGGCATCAGAGAAAGTTTCCCATGTCTCATTAAATCCAAAGTCATCATCTGGATCTGCATCAATTGGATCTGGTGTAACAGTATATCTCATTTCTCTTCTAGCAGTTTGAACATCCGTAGAAGTGTACATATCAACTTGAACCTTACGAATAAGACCATCTGTTGTATCAGAAATTGGACCAAACAGGTAAGTTTTTGCTGTAAATTGTAATGTATATAATAAAATTCTTCTAGTAGAAAAATCTCCTTCATAATCATCTCTAAATGAAATATCATCTAAGACTATAGGAATATCTTTCTTTTCTCCAATTATATCAACCATATCAACGGTAACATTAAATGCTGGTTGAAAGAATGGTAAAATTTGTTCTATGATTTGAAGCACATCATCATTTAATTTTGCCATGATATTTAATTCGAACCCAATATTATAGGGAACTGGTAAATATACTTTCTTAATATTGTTACCACTTGTATCTAAAGATTTAAAAGATTGTGTTACTGTAGTTTTTCTAGATGCATCGTATCTCAATGATGACATCTCGAAAGACATTCTTGGTAAAGTTATTGCAACAGGTTTATTTAATTCTGCCTGTTGCTCTAATCTTGCCAAAAACTTTTGCCTAGGACCATAAGCTAAAGGAACTCTAACTTCACTATAGTCATTATCATCTCCATCTTTATGTTTAACAACT